GCCGAGAAACGTCGCGTTGTAAGCCGTGTCGATCGTGTACAGCCCCTGGCCGGATACGACGTAGCCATCCGAGCCCGTGATCTGCGTCGCCCACAGCCCGCGAACAGGGCCGGGGCCAACCGTCGCCAACTTGCGTAAGCCCGGCGCGCGGTTGAGGAATGCGGGTTGCTTGCCGCCCTCCGGTACAACCTCGGGGAACAGGTTGATCATGCGGTTCGCTGCGGCGTTGACGCTGCGGGCGACATACGCTGACCCAAGGATCGGCGTCTGCATTTAGTAGTTGCCTGCGAAGATGTTGAACCTTTGCCTGGTTGCAACAATGCTGTAGGGCAGCGCCATGATGTCGTCGGGGTTGTTGATGCGCTTAAGGTTGCGCTTCGAGGTCATGGCGATGCGCTGCACCTGCCGGGACGGCTCCGTGCCAAACTCAGGTGCCAGTTCGCAGGCGAGGTTGTAGCGGAAACAGCGCAGATAGCCCGGCGGGAAGGCCAGATCGGTCGCCAGATTGGCCGGCTGGGTCAATTCCTCGATCGAGACAATGTGAAACTCCAGCACCTTGGTCGGCACCGGATAGACGTACATCTCGACGTCGGGAAAGGTCATGTTGACCCACAGCACCTGCGGGTAGGTGCTGGTGACGGTCTTGACGGCGATGCCGTTGTACTGCTGCTGGTTGATCAGCTTGAGGCCATAGGAGATGCCGTTGGCCGGGTCGCGGAAATAGGTGCTGTCGTCGATGCTGACCGGGCGGTTGGCGACGATATCTCCGGTCGGCCCGAATGTACGCGACCGTTGGCCGGAAGGCCACGTCACGACCTGGTCCTGTGTCGAGAACACCGCGAGGCGTTCCGTGTTCCACGACTGGATCATCTGGTTCATGGCGAACAGCGCGTCCTGCGACGTCTCGGACGAAGGCGTTTCACCTTCAGCCAGAACGCCCAGAAGGCGCAAGGAGCCGTCAATCAGGTCGCCAGCCGTGGTCATGTCATTCGCTCGCTTCTAGCCGGGGTCGCCCGCGGCGCCGGGGTTCAAGCATCACATTACCCGGTTCCGGCGTGTCGTTCAACGGGGCGTCGGGGTCAAACCGCGACCAGCCGTGCGCTTCGTCGTACTGCGCTTCCATTTCCATGGTGGCGATCTTGACGCCGTGCTTGGGGTGCCGAAGATAGATCATGGTTCCTCCCGATAAGGGACGGGCGGCCCGGAGGCCGCCTGTCAGGGTTAAGCCGTGGCCCAGATCAACGTATGGACCGGGAAGGTCACCGTGTTGGGCAAAGTCCCGGTAACCGCAGCGCGCAAGCGCAGACGGTCGCCGCGCGCCACAACCAGGTTGGCCGCCGTGCCTGACAGCGTCAGGTTGCGGCGGGCGTTGGCCGAGAGAGCCGTGCCGCCGGTCGTCTTGGTCGTGTTGGCGTCGGTTGCGGCGAGCATTGCCGTCGATCCGGCACCCGCCTGCCCAAGGTTGGTGATCGTGAATGTGATGAAGTTACTGTCGCTGGCAGCCAGCGCATCAACCCCTGAGAAGATGGCGGCACTCAGCACACCGCTATACGGTGCGATGATGAAAGCATCACCGTTGCCAGTCGTGGCAATCGTGGCTTTCTGCACCTGCGACGAAGCGCCCAGAACCACATTCGATGCGGTCAGGGACGTGGCGTCAATCGTAGCTCCCGTGATCGTCGTGCCAGCGACGAGTTCGGGATCTGCGTAAGCAACGCCAACAGGCTTTGTGTTGGGCATGGAGTTCTCCTTGATGGGTTAAGGCCCCCGCCGAAGCGAGGGCCTTGTTGGTTACGAGATGGCGTAGAGAGCCCAAGCGGCGTCGCCCGACTTGCGGGCGCGGAACGCGCGGACCGTGCCAGCAGTAGCCGCAACGGTCATCAGACCCTGCGAACCGCTGGTGCCAACCGTCCAGCCCGTGTTGGTCACCACAGTGATGACACCGGAGCCAGTGACGTTGATGATGCGGAAGTCGAACGTGACGCCCGCCTTCGCATTGTCAAGGATCAGTTCCAGATTGGCCACGGTCGGCAGCGTGTAGGACGCCGTCGTCGTGGGTGAACCCAGAATGATGCCGTTGGTGATCTGAGCAGCCGTCAAGGTCGCAGTATCAACTGCCGTGACCGGAACCGGAGCGACGTCGATCTTGACCTCGTTCAGGTTACCGTCGTTGAACTGGTAACCGTTACCTACGCGAGGAATTGACATGTGAGTATCTCCTATCTTTACCTGTTAGCCCCAGATGCGCGTGGCCATCTGCGGGCGGATGGTCGCGAAGCCGTACAGCACGTCGATACGGCACGGCAGACGATCATTGTTGATGTCGTACTGGCGCACGATACGCATTGAGATGCCGTTGTGAACCTGGCGAGAAGCCATATCCACACCGCTCGGCATGAGAAGGTCAGCCGTGGCGAAAGAGATGGCGTCCTTGTGGTACACAAGGTTCTGCGGGTACTGGGTGGAAGCCGCGCCGACGAAGGTGACGGCCTTGCCAGTGATCGTCAGGGTGCTGACGGTCGCCAGAGCGTTCGACGGCGAGTAGAGCGCCGGGGAGACATCGAGCGTGACAGCACCGCCGGAGGTCGAAGTGTTGGCGGCAGTCACGACGAACTGCTGGAGCGAACCCGTGCTTTCGCGGGTCTGCGGGTTGACGGAGAAGCAGTCAGCCACCGTGAACACGTCACCAACGGTGAAGGTCAGGGCGTTGCCAGCAGACGCGAGCGTGATGGTCGCAGCGCCTTCCGTGGCGTTGCCGTTGACGGTCGCGCCCGTGGCAATACGCGAACCAGTCGTGTGCTGCTTGATGGACTGCGACATGTTGATCTCCTCGTAGCCGAGGACACCTTCACCCATCATGCCGTTCTTGAACTGGCGGGAGATCGTGTCAACGGGGTTGAAGAGGCCCTTCATGCCTTCGACCAGACCGGCATTGGCCGCCGGGTTCACCGTGGCGTAGCGGTTCGGCATCATGGCAGCGTACTCGTTCAGCTTCTGCTGGGCCTGAAGCAGGACAAGCGAAGTGGCGGGGGTCGTGCCGGGGGTGCCAACGGTCGAGAAGATCGACTTGTAGGCGTTGGCGACGTCGGCGTCGATGGAGGACGCAAGCTGCGAGATACGCGGCTTGAGCACACGATCAGCGAAGTCGTCGAGCTGCATGGTCAGTTCGGCCGACGTGAAGTTGACGCCGATGTGCTTCTGGCTGGAGACGGTGAGCGTAGTGAACTGCTCGTTGTCGTCCTGCACCTGAAGGGCAGCGCCGTCGGTCACCAGCGCACGGTCGGGCAGACGGATACGGAGGGTCGAACCGATCTTGGCGCCTTCGACGGCGAAGCTGTCGTCGTAAGCGCGGTTGACGTTGCGGGTGATCACCAGGTTGTTCTCAAGGATTTCGAGAGCCTTCCGGGTGATCATGTCGATAGTAAGAATGCTGTTAGCCATTGTCTTTTCCTTGGCTTAGCGTTTGCGTTGCGCCTCGTACTTCTTGACCTGGCGCAGCCGTTCCGCTTCGATCCATTCCGACGTGCTCATGCTTTTGACCGAGCGCGGGTCGGTGGTGTCGTATGCAGGCGTACCAGTGGTACGGGCCGTGACCGGAGCAATAGGTGCCGGGGCAGTTGAGGTCTTTTTGGCCGGAGGGTTCGAAGCCAGTTTGGCCTCGATCTTTCCGATTTCCCGTGCCTGCATAAGCGGGGAGAGACGCGCGATCCGGTCGGCTTCCTTGGGGTTCGACCCGAGCCAGTAGATGACGTCGGGACCGATCTCGGAAGACTGGATCGTCTGTGCCATCGTTTCCGTGACGGGAAGCTTGGGGTTGTAGGCGACCTGTTCAAAGTCGTCGTACTTGCCGCGGGCTTCTTCTTCACGGTCCTGATAGGCTTCGAGCACCGTGGCCTGTTCGGCTTCCGCCGTGCGCCTGGCGAGGAGTTCCTGCGCCTTGCGTTCGGCCAACGCATCGGCATAAGCCTGCGCGTTGGTGAAGTCGTCGGGCTTCAGAGGTTCCGCCGGAAGCGGCGTTGGCTCTGGAGCCTTGACCTTCTGCTCACGTTCCCATTTCCGTTGCTCTCTTGCGAGGCGCTTGCTGACGATGGCGTCCAATTCTTCCTGTGTGAAAGTCTTGGCCGCTTCCGCAGCAATCGGTTCCGGCGAGGAATTGTCAGTTTCGGGTGCAGGTGCCGCCGTAAGGGCCTGCTCCGGCGCGGTCGCAACCGCTGGTTCGTTCTCGGTCATCCATCTACCTTTCGGTCCCTGGCATCCGGCCAGTCGGGTTTCAGGTATTATCTTACGTTATGGTTGTGGTGTCAAGCGCGGGGTTAAAGCGTGTCTGCTCGTTAAACTTCGGGTTCGGGTTCAAAAGCGTAGCCATGGGCGGCAAGAACAGACGACGCCCATACCGCAGGCACGTTGCCCGCCACGGAATGAACCGTGAGCCCTGCGGCTGCTGCCTGCGCTTCTGCTGCGGAAATGGTCTCGTCTTCCCCACACACGCCACCAATTTCAGGCAGGTCACTGGCGGCGGCGTAAGCCCGCCACGCGACCTCCAGATCATCGGTCGCGCTCATGTCCTGGCAGAGACGGGCGATGACGGGGCCAGACGTTCCAGCGGCGACCAGACGGCGACCGTAGGCGAAAGACCCAGAACCGCGCCCCTGTGCATCAAGCACACGATCCAGCGCGACATGATGCTGTTCGGTGGCGATGAGAATGCAAGGAATTTTGGTGCTCATGCGATGGTGCTCCAGTAGGCGTTGAGATTGTTTATCTCTACGGGCGTCAAAACCCGATCAATGGAAATAACCGCGCCGATGTCGCCTTCCCAGAAGCTCTGAGCGAGGGTGTTATTATTGTTTGCCCCGACCATGTACGGCACTGTTGTATTTACGGCACCCGACTGCGCGGCGGAGTACACCTCCGTTCCGCCTTGGTACAGCTTCACCGTCGATCCGTCCCATGTCACGGCGACCGTGGCCCATGTATTGCGGAGATCGGTCACACCCTTGATCGTCGTGAAACCTTCTGTCCCAATTCCGGCTGCGACGGCCCCGTCCGCAGCAAGACCGAGGCCCGCGCGCCCATCGCTTGCGCCTTGAGAGCCGATCACAAACTTGGATGCCGCGGTGCCTTTGATGCGCGCAACAAGACTGCCTGATGTTGACGGGTTGACAAACGTTGACAGGCGGTCGTCTGTACCATCAAAATTCATCCTTGTCGGCGTGGTTTTGTAAAGTGGACGCGCCGTACCCAATGACTGAATGCCGTGGTTGCCCGCGACCGTCTGCATCGTGAAGTTATCTGCGACGGCGGACGTAGTGCCATTGGCCCGCAGGGAAAAGTCGTTTGTGTTTGTCGAGCGGATCGTTGCCGCGTGAACCCCGGTTGAGGCACCCGCAAAGGCTGGGGTTGAGTTTCCTGTGCGAAACCCGCCCGCAGTAAACGACACGATTTCAAAGCGGTATCTGTACCATGCGCCCGCGACGGCATTTCCCGCCGCGCTGTTTCTGGCAAGCTGTCCTGAACTTGCTGACGCAAACGTGACTTGACCGCTGGCAATGCTGATGCCTGCGCCCAGAGCCCATGCCGCAGGGTCGTTAAAACTTGGGTCTGTGATCAGATTGGCGCTTAACACCGCGCGTTGGCTCTGATCGTAGATCAGGCCGATGGCCTCATCGGCCACATCTGTCGGGCTAGCCTCGTCGCCAGTGGCGTTTACAAACGCACTGCCAAGAATGTTTTCGTACCAGACGCCCGTCGCGCCGGATGCGAAGAGGGATGCAGGGTTAAACGCTTGCCCCGCCGACAGCATCATCACGCCGTAACTAGGCTGGTAATAGTCCAGATACCGCTTGATGCGGTCTTCACCACCAAAACCAGCCGGAGAGCGGATCATGCGTAATAGGACACGTTGATGGTTGCGGAAGCTGTCTGCTGGATAAACCGGATGGCCTTGAGGTCGCCGTCGTAGGACAGCGACACGCCAGTTGCCAGCGGCATACCGATAGACGCCGTCGGCGCCGTGCCGTCATCACGCCAGCGAACCGCCTGCGTTTCTGCCACGATCAGCGCCAGAGTAGCCCCGACCGGGACAGTCAGCGCGGCGGAAGCCGAAAGGCTGGTGATCTGCTGGTAGCCGAGGCACTGCGTCGTTGTTTTGAGGCCCATGGTCTGCGTCCTTATGCGAGGAACTTCAACTTGTAGATGGTCGTATAGTACAGACCGACGATTTCGTCGATAACGTTCTGCAGCGGCGTGCAGTCCTTGTCCACCACGTCATAACGGGTCTTTTCGATCTGTTCGGCCTGCCGCTCCAGAAACTCCAGCACGTTGCTGGACTTGTCTGCCGACATGAGCGCGACGGGGCCGATCAGGCCGTACTTGCCCTGATACATCTCGGCAAACTTGTCCGCGAGGTCGATGATCTCGTCGTAGAAACCGCCGAGTGCCTGGTGCTTGGCAAAGGACCGCGTGTTGAGGTGCGCCGAATGCGTCACGTCACGCGCGAGGAACAGCATACCTAGAAACTTGTCGCAGTTGCTCATACGGGGGCTCCTTCAGGTGCCATGGGCATCTCGCGCGGGGTTTCGGACGGCTGCGGCATCAGCGGTCGTCCGTTGGAGATGTCGCCCGTCTCGATCGCCGCGGCGATGGTGCCCATGACGATGTCCTGTATCTGGTCAGGCGTCATGGCCTGCTGCACAGCGCTGATGCGCTTGGTCTCGGCGTCATATGCCTTGATCTGCAGTTGCTGCGCTTCCATCGAGTTCTGGATGTTCTCGACCATGCCCATGGTCTGGTTCAACTGCTGGGTAAGGGCTTCGACCATCTGCTCGGCAGACTGCAATTCGGGCGACTTGTCGTCTTCCGCCAGTACCTTGGGGTCGATGATCTTCTTGAAGCGGGCCGCCATCTCCTGCGCACCCGGCCAGTCCATGTTCTTG